AAATAACTTGAAAACTTAAACATCTATCTGGTATTGTGTTGACTGCAATAGCCATCGCATGAAGATACTCTCCATGATACCTTTCGTGATTTACAGTAAATTCCCTTCTAACCCAACACTTAAAGTAAGGGATATTGCTAATTAAATGAGGCATATTTTCCCCTATGCTGTTGTAGTTTTCTTTTTCTTTTTACCTTTACCAAAAATGTGAGCGTCCACTTTTGCAGCTTTTCCACCAGTAAGCACAGAGTTTACTCTAGCCATAGCCCATTGATTAGGTGAGGCTCCTGGACGGTGTCCTGTTCTATAAGCGGCAAGACCTTTGTTATACACTCTTGCTAGTTGACCAGCAGTTACTTTTTTACCTTTGGCTCTAGCTTTTTTAGCTTTTTCAGCTAAAGTTTTTTTAGTTTTCGCACTTAACGCCATTTTAGCCTCTTTTTTTCTTCTTAGCTTTTAAGATAGCAGCTTGAAGAGATTTAGGTAATTTTTTCTGTTTAGCTGATAAACCATTAGTTTTACCATTTTTAGCAAAACTTTTTTTGTTTTTAGTTTTTTTAACCATACATCCTCCTAAATTTTTTGGTATGTTTAGACTCTTTTGTTTTTCTTCTCTTTCCACCAGCAGTAAAATCAGTAGCAAACTTATATGCTGATGGGTCTTTTGAAGATTTTCTTGCGTTTTTGTTAATCTCTTTTTTCCGTTTAGCTAATTCTTTACCAGATAAACCAGCTAAATATTTTTTTGGAATCTTTACTTTTTTCTTTTTCTTTGTTCCCTTGGATATTTGTTTTGTCATTTGGGAGCGTGTTATCGGCATTAGATTGTAGTCAGTAAAATAGCACAAAGCTGGACAATAGCAAGTGTTACAATACCCCATATCTTATTATTAAGTGAATCAATATCTTTTTTCATATGAGCAAGATGGTTGTTTTCTATGGTTTCTACCTTTTCCATGATAACCTTAACATCTATTTCTAGGTTAGATATTTTTTCTGATTCTTTTCTTGTTACCACGCCTTACAACTCCAATATCTTGCACTAAACTTATCTTTAGCAGTAGCACAATTATGTCTTGCACGAAAGGATTTTCTTCGTGCTGGGATGTCTTTTTTTATCTTCATATTAGGGTCACCAAACCTAACAAGTTTTATTTTAGAACCAACTTTAGCCAAAACAGCTGATTTTTTAGGTCCTGACGGTGTTCTCTTAGGTTTATTGAAACCAGAAAAAGTTTCTCCTCTGTAAACAATTTTCCCACTTGGAGTTCTTTTTACATTCTTAGTTGTGGCCATTTAAAACCTCTATGCAAAAAATACAGTCATTGCAGTAAAATCAGCCTGAGTAAAAGTAATATAACCACCAGATTCAAACAAGATACCCTCACCAGGAATATCAGGGTAAGAATTAGTTGATACTCCAGCTGTGGTAGCAAATTTCATTCTAATAGTTCCTGTACCAGATGTCTGTCTAAAATTTATAGTTTTCGCAGCCGCACCATTTACAACATAAAGACCTTTTAAACGCATTCTGCCTCTAAACATAACCGCTGCTATAGAAGTACCAGAGCCAACAGTAACTGCTCCTGCTGTTGCAGCACTCGTTGCTATTTGTGTTACAGTCGCAAAAAAACTAGAACCAGTTGCAGTACCTGTATCTGCTCCCGTTATCACTTCAGTTTGTGCTGTGCCTGTTTCATCTGTTCCTGTAACGGTAAAAGTTTTACCACTATCGTCTCCAGCTGAAGCTATAGTAAGGTTTCTTGGTTGATCAAAAGTTACGGAACCACTATCTGCTAACGCACCATTTATAGTCATATTGGTGGCTGACCCAGGAGTTTGACTTGCACAAACTCCATCGGTGTCAGCAGCAGCAGCTTCAATAAAACTTGATTCTACATCAGATCCTGCCATTTATTTCTCCTTAATTTTTCCGCTTAAAATTGCAGCTTTATATTCTGCACTCCAAGGAGGAAGTTTTAATGTTTTAGTTTTTTTAGTTTCGGTTTTCTTAGTTGTTTTTACCATTCATCCACTCCTAAGAATCTGCGTAAGATACACCACGATCTTGTGCAACCATAATATAATCAATAGACATTGACTTTGTTCCTGAAGCGTTCCCAGAAATTTCCATCGCAGCCGCAGCCATATTAGCAGTCGGTATGTTTGTGGTATGAGTACCTACAAGTTTTCTATTGATGTAGTATTTTACAGTATCAGTAGATGTTCCTTTTGTAGCAACAAAACTAACAGTAACATTTGTGTCATCAGCAAAATCATCTGCTGTTCCTGACAAAGTTGTGTCAGTTTCTGTACCGCCAGACTCAGAAATTAAATGAGGAGTAGCATCTCCATCATCAATTTGGAACCCGATTCTATTAGCAGCAGCTAAACAGTTTTCTGGATTAGTTGCAAAATTTTCACAAACACCAATAAATAAATCCATTTGGTCAGCATCGGACATAGAAAAACGAGCTTCAAAATAAAGTTTTTCACCAGCAGTAGAAGGTAAAGCAAATATTTCGTTACCTTGAATAGAACTACCATCGTTATCAGTTGTTGCCTGAGAAGAAAGTTTTACTGCACCATTTAAAACATCAGCGTCTAATGCAACAGTAGCACTTGAATCTTTTACAACAGTCCAGTCATTTGTATTATCAAAAGCTACGCCAGTAAAGTCATCCATATAAACAACCTGATCAGGCCACGCTTTTATGTTTAAGTTTTCTAATGTAGGTCTAGCATTTGAAAATAATACTGGACCAGAGAAATGTGTTTTACCCATATCTTAGTACCTCCTAACGAAAGGGTTTGCTCTAGAGTCTTCGTTAGCGTCTGCTCGGCCAGTCGCTAGAGCTGTTAATCCGAGATCAATTTATAATACATAAAAAAAGGGTGACACGCAAGTCACCCTTTTATTTAGTCTAACTTTTAAGAAAGTTATGCTCCAGGAGAGCCGAATACACAACGAGGATCGGATACACCAAAACTGTATCTTTCTCTTGCTTTGTATCTAACATTTCCTGTATCAAAATCACCTTCCATAGATGTTTTGATAGCCGCTCTTTCAAAATGTTTGAAACCGTTAGGAGCGTCTGTTTTAATAAAGAACGCATCCGTATCAGTTAAGAAGTTATTTACTACATATCCATCAGGTAACATACCCATATTTCTCATAGCATTAACATCATTATCTGAAGTTCCTGGTCTCAAGTTTGTTGCCATTAAACGCTCAGCTACAAATTGCAACGCAGAAGGAATAATAAGTTTTCTTCCTTGTAGAGCAATTTTCAAGCCTCTTTCATCAATAAATGCAGCAATATCAATTAATGATTGCTCCAATGATGTTTCGTTTAAATCAGCAGCAGTAGTCAACTCATTTCTAAAGTTACCGCCACCAGTAGTAGGATGGTCTGTAGCACAAAGCTCTTTTCCATCTCCATAAGTGACTGTACTATCAAATGCGTTGTTTAAAACAGCCGCAGCTTTCACTTGTTTAGTATTCGCCATAGACCTTGCTAACGCACGAGTGTAACGACTAGAAAGACGATCATAAAGATTATCTTCTACCGCTTCCTCAGTGATAGCAAATGCTAACGCAATAGTTTCATGAGTATAACGAGCCGTGAATGCTTCGTTTGCAGAATCAAAAGAAACCGCAGCACCCTCTCCTTTTACAGGAGCCTGTCCAAAACCAGCTAACATTACTTCTTCCTCAAAAGCTCGATCAGAAGTTTCTGTTTCGTAGATTTCAGCGTGTTGGTTGTCGTATCTATCATACTCAAGTCCAAATAAAGCGTTTAGTCCTGGTTCTAGTTCTTTTAGAAGTTGTGATCTAGTTATTGCCATTACATTCCCTCCTATATACCAGCACCAGTACCGTTAGCATTATAACGATAAAAGTGATTGTTTAACATTACTATTACTTTTCTACCAGCAGCAGTAGCATCTGCATTTGAGGGTGAATCCTCAAAACCAACAACTCTCATATTAAGAGTGTTAGTTGTATTCAGAGTACTAACTGCTAACTCAGCTGAGGATTTACCAGTAGTATCATCTCCTGATGTTCCACTAGAAAAGTTTGCATTAGCGTGAACTCCTGCTTGAGTCATTGCTGCATCCGCATTAATCAAAAACAATTGATCTGGATGTGCAGCGATCAAAGCAGTTGCCGCAGTAGATGATTTTACAGAAGAAGTTCCAGGCCACTTATTAGCGAACTTGACGTCTCCATTTAAATCAGTATACTTGCAGCCAATAAACGCTCCGAGTAGAGGAACAGTACCACCAGCGGCAGCTCCGACAATATCTACCAAACCATTTGCTAGAGGAATTACTGGAGTTCCTTCATAAATCGTACTTGAAGTACCAGCAGTTCCTGTGGTTTGTATATCGAATGTCATCACACCATTTGAGTTTGTTCCCGCACCGAGCATCTTATAGGGTCTAAGCCCAAAAGCAGCATCTATATTTGCCATTTTCTCGATCCTTTCAAATCAAATTAATATTAATCAGAGGCTTTTTTGCCTCCAAAAGTTATTTTACTCTGCCTTTCAGGTTTACTGATTGGCATTGATGGATGATTTTCCCTCATTAAATCATTATCGACAGCGGTCATTTGATCCTCAGTCTTTTTTTCAAAAAACTTTTTTCTCTCTTTAGCTGATTCAACTGGGAATCTTGCCAAAACTAATCCACCCACACCAATCACTCCAGCGTGTTTGCCGTCTTGAATAGTGGGAGCTTCAAAATCTGGGTATTCATCTGCACGAACAAGTTCAAAGCCTTCGCGTAGGCGAGCAGAAAGATTCTTTTTATCATCGAAACCCATTACAGATTCTCTTATCCAACGATGAATAAATCCTTCAGGTGCGGGTGGTGCGTCTAAACTAGACGGAGGTCTCCAAGGTTTTCTTCGAGACTGTTTTTCCCTAGTTTGGGAAGTGCGTGGTGTTTGATCTACCATAGTAGTTTCTCCTCACGAATTAGTGTTTACATTTCGCTCAGCTTGTAGTTTTAATACTTGCTTTGCGTATTGTTCTGGTGAGACACCTAATTTCCTAGCAATCGCTAGTTCAGAATGTGTCAACTTAACTGATTTCTTTTTTGCATTACCAGAATTTCTATTTACTGAAGCAACAGCAGGACCTGAATTTTTTGTATTCGGTTGTTCTGTAGCTTCTTCTTTAAATTTTTGAGGCCATTGTTCCCTCATTCTCTTATCCATTTCTTCATAATATTCATCAGAAGTACCATCATATCCCTCTGCTTGTATAAGTTGTTTATGAATATTAAAGGCTGTAAGAGTCATAGGTTCGTCCGATCCAAACCACTTATTCTTTTCT